CCACTACGAACTGACAATACAACGATTAACAGAACTGTCTGACGGTTCAGTTCTTCCTAAGCGTTCTGTTATTGTTGACTACGCTACATATGCTGCTAATATAGCAACTTCAAGAATTGTTGATGCGTATACATACGAATTAGAATTAAATGAAACACGTAGAAATATAAAAATTCTAGATGAGCGTTTTATCGATGTTATTGTAAATGAACATAGAAGAATATTTGAATAATGCCAAAAGCAAATTACACGCCAGGATTAGTTCATTTTAGTGATTTGAGTATAACGAACACTGCTGGCAAAGAACAAGTTGAAGTGAAAAAACTCTTAGCTGAGTTTAGATACTATGAGGATATATTTTCTCCCGCTGTTTCTGCAACATTAACTCTTATTGATGGAACGGCATTACAAGAAACTTTGCCTATTGTTGGCGGTGAAAAAGTTAAAATCAGGTTTGCGGCATTGGATGATTTGGCTGAAGATGAAGAACTTAAATACGTTGAGATATCTGCATCATTGACTTGCTATAAGGTTTCTAAGCCGCAAAATGTAAATGAAAAAACTGTTGGTTATACATTATTCATGACGACTGATACGTTCTTAACTAACAATAATGAAGATAGATTAGTTCGTCGTGGATTTAGAGGTAAACCAATTGTTCCTGACCGTAACACGGATCCTAATGCTATTGGTGTGTTAGAGGATTTGATGGATTTAGTTTATGAGTATACGCCAAAAGGTGAAAAGAAAAAGGCATTAGTCACGGAAACAACTGAAGGCGTGTTCAACTATACTTTCCCTTCCGTCAGTCCATTTAAGGCAATAAACATATTATGTTCTCAAGCAAAATCTGCTAAAAATCCTGCTTCAAATTATGTATTTTTTGAAAGCGATGAATATTATTTTATAACATTGCAAGAATTGGTTAAACAGGGAAATATATTTGATCCAGTTGAAACATACTATTTTATTGAAGAAACTGAAGGATTAGAAAAACCTAAAGATTTAAAAGGCATAAAAGATTGGCAAAAAATATTGATGGTTGAGGAAGTTGCTAAACTTGATATATTGAATTCTTCAACGGAAGGCGCATTTGGCGGTGTCACTAAAACCTTTGATCCAATGGCTAAGTCATTTTCTAGAAAAGAATATAATTATGAAAAAGATTTTAAGACCGATAAGGATAGTCAATCAACTTTAACCGCAGAATCGAGTAAGAAATTCGCTGCCTCGCCTACGAGCGAGTCCTTTCATGCGACTAATGCTACGATAGCAAAAAGCAATTACGCTACAAGTGCAGATCCTGGATTACAGCAAGGATACAAGCGAACAGGTGAATTTGCTGCGGAAGAACGTGCGGCAACTCAACAGTTATTATCACAGAGAATTAATGTTGCAGTTCATGGAAACTCTAGATTACGTGTAGGAAAAATAGTAGATTTACAGTTCCCATTAAATACTGTAACTAAAGAAGGTGGCAAAAAAAATGATGAATATAAAACAGGTAAATATTTGATATTAGCAGTAATGCATGTTGTTGATGCTCTTGGTAAATATACTACAGTTATGGAATGTGCAAAAGATAGTTTTGAAGCGAAACCAGAACCAGAAAGTGATGCGTAATGACTACAAAAAATAATTGGATGGGAAATGATGGATTTAAATGGTTCATTGGAGTCGTGCAAAGCATAAAAGATCCAATGAACTGTGGTAGAGTTCAGGTTAGATGTATGGGATGGCATACTCCCGATATGGAAGAATTGCCAGTAGATATGTTGCCTTGGGCACAAGTAATGATGCCTATAACGTCTGCATCAAATAGCGGTATAGGAAGATCACCAACAGGATTGTTACAAGGATCATTCGTTGTTGGATTTTTCTTGGATGGAGAAGAAGCGCAACAACCTGTTGTTATGGGTTCGATACACGGTATTCCCAGCGAAGATAATGATCCTGGATATTCGGATCCAGATGGAGTATATCCATCACAACCAGGAATTCCAGATACACCAAATCTAGCATATGATAGATATGTCAACGATAAAATCACACAAGATAAAGAAGCGGGAATAGTTTATAGTATTCCTAAAGCCAGTAAATTTACTATTGGTTCTGTATCTCCCAATAAAGGTGATGAAGATTATGAATTGAAAAAATGGGATGAGCCAGCTCCAAGAAATGATAAAACTCCTGTGTATCCAAGAAATCATGTGACACAAACTGAATCTGGACATGCCATTGAAATAGATGATACTCCAGACGCAGAAAGAATACACATATATCATAAGAGCGGAACGTTCTGTGAAATACAAGATCAAGGTGATAGAGTAACAAAGATAATTGGAAACGATTTTGAAATTTGTGTTCAAGATAAGAACGTATTGATATCAGGAGAATGTAATATTACAGTTTCTGGTGATGCTCGCTTATACGTTGAAGGCGATATGATTCAAGAAGTTGGCGGAGATTATCATTTGATGGTTCATGGAAATATGTTAAGCAAAATTAACGGAAATGATTGTAAAGAAGTATTGGGTAGCAGATCTCATCAAGTCAATGGCGATGAAACGAGAAGAATTTCTGGTAAGAGAGATTTAATTATTGGCGGAACTTTATCGGAAGATATTGTAGGCACTAAAAAATCTAATTCTGGCGCAATGACGCAAATTGTTAATGGCAATTTAAATGTTGTTACAGTTGGTAGTGCAACAATGGCGTCTACCGATTCTACGGATATTGGTTCTGGTGCTGGTTTAAATCTTGGAGCAGCTAGTGGAGTAACAATGTCTGGTGGCGGAAATGCTAAGATGGTTGTATCTGGAGGAGATGCCGCTATGACTGGAACATTAAAAATGAATGGCGGTTCTAGAAATGTTTCTGGAGTCGGTGATAGCGTATCAGGTGGCGTTATTACAAGCGGTTCTTCATCAATATTAATATAGGATAACAAATGGCAGAACCAGTCCCACAAGAGCTACGTGATAGATTAGATCTACTTCTAAATGATTGTAGAAGAGCATTAGCACCAAAAAGTGAAATTGACACTGCACCATTAGTGACAAGTTTAAATGGTATCAAAGACGAATTGGAAGCTCTGAGAGAAACAGGTGTTCGTCCATATCAAATCACTGTATTACAAAAACAAATAGAAGAGCAAATAAAATTAATAGATTTTAAAAATGGTGCAGCAAAACGAGCAGAACAAGCTGCGGCTATAACGGCTGCTGATGTTGCGGTAACTGCTAATACGACTCCGATTGTTGTTCCAAAAACTCTTCCAGGAACTCCTGGAGCCGAACAAGTTACAGCAGCATTAACAACTTCAACTATCGCTACAACTGCTACAGCTGCTACAAATGCAGTAACAACTGGTGTTGGTAGTGTAACTGGTGCTGCTGCTAGTATTACTCAAGGTGTTACTGGAGCAACGTCGGCTCTTAAGGGGCAAGCGTCAGAATTGATAGGTTCTAATGTTACTGCGCTCCCAGGAGCAGCAGGTGCTGCAAATTTATTACAATCAGCAGGAAAACAGGTGCCTGGAATTCCTGCGGCAGCGTGCGGATCAAATGCTAAAATTGAAGAACTTAATGCGTTAAAGGCACAAGCTGAAGAAAAATTAGCATCACTCACTTCAGGCGCTGGCGGTATCACTGGCTCATTGGATAAATTGAAAAGCACAATGGAATCTGCAACTGCTGCTGTTCAAGAAAAAATGAATGCAAATTTAATTGGTGAAAAACCTGTTGTTGGATTAAATTTACAAGATGAATTTAAATCTGCATTAACATCTTTTGCTAGCGGTTCAAAAGTAGCTGCGCTGGAATCTCTTGCAGCAATACAAAAAACATTTCCAAAATTTGATTTGCAAGAAGCGCTGAATAAAGCTGGCGGGATATTACCTGCTGGAGCAATTCCTTCAAATATGGGAGAGTTGATTAAAAAAGATTTAAGCAACGCTGTTAATGATATGAAAGATGCTGCTTCTAAATTGACTGCTCTTGGTGGCGCTGTTGCTGATAAAGTTACAGGTGCTATTGGTGATGCTACTAAAGCGCTGGGTTCTGCGGCATCTTCACTCACGAGCGGAGTAGGTTCGATTGCTGGCGTTCAATCGTTGACCAGTCAAGCACAAGCTGCCGTTGGGGATGCAACGAAACAATTAGGAGCATTAGGTGGTGCGTTTTCTGCAATAGATAATCCAGCAAAAGGACTATTGGATAGTGCGGGATCAAAGATAGGTGGTATTACTGGTAATCTATTACCCGCAGGAATAGCAAAAATTCCAGCATTTGATATGTGTTCTATGGTGCCAAATCAACAAGTTGAAAATGGCGTAGTTGTAGAAAAACCTCCATGTCCAGTTAAACCCACTGAAAATGCCACACCTCCGTTACCACCTGCGCCAGCGCCAGTTCCAGCAACTCCAGTCGTGCCAAATAAATATGCGTTTTCTGATATATGGAATCAGGATCTATTCACACAAGTTAAGACGCTTGGCAACAAATACGGACAAACGACTTGGAGTGCTGCTAAACGAGCATGGGATCCAATCGAACCAGTCGTAGATGAATACGTGCAGCCAGTAAGCGCATTGTGCGTGGGTAATACTAAAACAACAGCATATGTTAATTTATTTTACACTGCGCTGCAAAAAGTAATTGCTGAGATGCCCGAGTTAAAAGAATTTTCTGATAAAAAATTTGGAGCACTCTTTACAAATACAATCGGAGTGTCTAATATTATTACAGTGACTAGTGGAGATGCACTTACTTGTTACAATATTTTATGTAAAGCTGGTCTACTCACTGATAAGAAAGTCAATGAGTTATTAGAGAAGAAAACTAAATTAGAAAATGATAAAAATTCTAATCTTGAAGAACTTGCCACCGTTACAGTTCAATACAATGATATACTAGCAACTAAAAAACATATAAATTCAATTTTAGATTTTTTTGAAATACTCAATAAAAAAATGTTACAGTGGAGTGCAGAACAAGCGAAGAAAGCAGCAAATCCAGATTATGTGTATTACAGTAAATAGCACAAAAACAGTGATAAATAGCACATACTAAAGGAATTTCATGCAAGGTCGCCAAACACAATCAGTAGTTTACAAAGACTTCGATTTGAATATGCGTTCAAATCCAGCGACTGGTAAACTATTCATTAAAAAAAATGACGAGTCAATTAAACAAGCATTAAAGAACCTGTTGTTGACAGACATGTATGAACGCCCATTTAGATCCGATTTCGGTTCTGGTATTCGCAATACTCTTTTTGAATTGTATACTGTTTCTACTGAATCGGACTTAAGATACGCTATTGAAACTGCTATTGAAAATTATGAACCAAGAATAGACTTGTTAGATATAAGATTACTTGGTGATCCAGATGAAAATGCGTTAACAATAACAATAGTATTTAGAACTAAGAACTCTTCAGATACAGCAGAAATGTCGATTTCTCTTAACAGGATAAGATAATGCCAGCCAATTCAACAATTACAGTCACTGGATTGTCATTTGATACAATCAGAGCAAATTTAAGAAATTACATATCGAGCAAATCAGAATTTGCGGATTTTGACTTCGAAGATTCCTCCATAGGAACACTATTAGATTTATTAGCATATAACACATACTATAATGCGTTTTATGTAAATATGGCAACGAATGAATCGTTCTTAGATAGCGCACAAAAATATGATAGCGTCGTTTCACATGCTAAAAATCTTGGATACTTACCAACTTCATCTAAAGGTGCGGTGGCTAATTTATATGTTAGATTTGGAATTTCATCTTCACCATCTGTGCAAACATTAACGATCGCTAAAAACTCGCAGTTTACCGCTTCTGTTAATGGTTCCAGTTACACTTTTGTAACACCGAAATCATATTCTATATCCGCCAATTCAAGTGGAATTTTTAGTGGATATATTAATATTATCGAAGGAACTCCATTAACTCATAATTATCTATACACCACTTCAAACACATCTTTCATTTTACCTAATCCGAATGCTGAAGTTTCTAGTATAACAGTTTCAGCGAGAGTTAATGGTAATACGCAAACATTTGCTTTTGCTTCTGATATATTCACTGTGAATTCTAGCGCAAAAGTATACTATGTAGATGCTGATAGAGATGGGTTATATAAAGTTTCATTCGGTGATAATGTTTTAGGAGTTAGACCAGATTATAATAGCACTGTTTATATTGATTATAGAGTATGTAATACAACAAAAGGTAATGGTGCAAATCTATTTACAGGTCCAGCACTTTTAGGTGGACAAAGCAATTACAGTATCACAGTTATTGATCGCTCGAGCGGGGGAGCAGCTCCAGAATCTATTGAGTCGATTAGAGAAAAAGCTCCAAAAGTATTTCAAACACAAAATAGAGCTGTAACGAAATACGATTATGAAAATTTAATGCTTCAATTAAATCCAGACCTAGATGGTGTTAGTGTATGGGGTGGTGAAGAAAATAATCCACCAATTTATGGAAAAGTATATGCTTGTGTTAAGCCAAGATTAGGAACATTGATTTCAACTAATAGAAAATCGATGATCATTGACCAAATGAAAGAATATAATGTTCAGTCGATTGATATGGAAATGGTTGATGCGACTTACATGTATATTGTCCCTTTCGTTACAGTTAGATACAATCCAGATGAAACTACATTGACTGCTTCTCAAGTTGGTGATGCGGTTGCTGCTAGAGTAATATCTTTTGAAGAATCTGATTTAGATATGTTCGGTAAGAAATTTAGATTTTCTAAATTTTTAAATTACCTTTCACTGTCAGAAAATTCTATCGTTGATGTTAGAGCAAATATAGATTTAGAAAAACGGTTTTCTCCATCTACAATAATTAACACTAATTATGTCTTATCATTTAATCAACAATTAAAACATTTTAGCGGAGATTCAAATTCAGCTTCACTTAATAATTGGGGATACTTAACATCTTCCGAATTCGTTTATCTTGATAATCCTAGTTTCTTTGATGATGATGGGTTTGGAACATTAAGAATTTATTACAAGAAACCGTCACTAGGAAAATATGGTAGAGTATATACCAATCAAACTGCTGGAACGATAGATTATGATAATGGGACAGTATATATAAATGCGTTCCAACCGTCATCTTATGATGAAGAAATTAAAATTTTAATGCGACCATCTGAAGAAAATGTAGAACCAATTAGAAATCAAATTTTATTATTTGCAGATACTAACATTAAAATTGTAAATGATAAAAATAATAAAATTGAAGCGACGATACTTGCCGTTAATACTATCGGTTCATCAACATCTCTGAGTGCAGTAACATCAGCGATTCAAGGAATAACGACTTTCTAAAATGGCAATATCAGGCGCAAAAGAAACATATACAAAAATATCGTCTCTCGTAGAGTCGCAGTTTCCTGAATTTATTCGGGAAGAAGGACCACGATTCGTAGCTTTCTTAGAAGCGTATTTTGAATATCTAGAAAAAGCGGATAACGCTGGTAGTGAAATCCGCAAATTAAAAGACAATCAAGATATTGATAGAACTGTTGATGAATTTATTGAATATTTTCGCCGAGAGTTCATGGTTAATATACCAACGACTGTGTTGGCAGATAAACGACTATTAGTAAAACATATAAGAGATTTTTATCGCACTCGCGGATCTCAAAAATCATTTAAATTTTTATTTCGTATATTATTTAATGAAGAAGTTGAATTTTATTATCCTGGACAAGATATTCTTAGAACATCTGATGGTAGATGGATAAAAGAAACTATTATTCGAGTCGGAGCGCCATTTATTGGTGATCCAAATGATTTCGATGGAAGAGTTGTAACTGGTTCTACATCTGGCGCAAAAGGCAGAGTTCAATTAGTTCAGGTCACTACATTTAATGGATTAACAAACTATAATTTAGTTGTTGAAAATGCTGCAGGAACATTTCAAGATTTTGAAATTATAACTGACGGATTTGGAACAGAAGCGCACGTCCTTTCTGAACAAGGTGGTATTGTTCAATATTACATCAGTGATGGCGGTGCATTTAACGAAAAAGATGATGAGTTAAGATTAATTGGAGATTTATCTGGCGACACTGCTAGAGCTAGAGTATTGTCTATTCAGGACTCTACTGATAAACTGACATTTAAAATTATAAATTCCGGAAGTGGATATCGAGTAGGAACTCCTTCTAAAGTAACAATAACTGGCGGAACTACAGAAGAAACGGCAGCATTTGTTGTTTCTTCAATTTCAAATACTCAATATGTTACAATCAATACAGATATTATTGGCTACGTAAAAAATGTCAGATTAAACACTGGTTCTACTTTTCAATCGCTAGGCACAAATACACATTCACTGAATTTAAAATTAAGAACTTCTAATGTTTCAAGCACATTAACTAATGCGCTTACTTTTGCGAATGCTCAAGTTGGTTCTATTAATGCTATTTCTATAACGAATCCTGGAGCTGGATATAGTGCTCCATACAATAATGTAACTATTACCGTTGAAGATTCGGACGTATATGTTCAAAGAATACTCGACGGAAGAAATCCTGGACCACCCTCACAGTATAATTACAAAGGCAGAAATGCGTTAATTATAGCGAATAGTGCGCCAGGAGCAATCGCATCTATAGAATTGCTACAACGTGGTAGTAATTTTATTCGTGGTGAAAAAGTTAATATATTAAATGATGAAATTACAATTAATAGTGTTACCAATCAAAATTCTAATAATCAGATTAGATATGTTAAAAACTCAAGATACGCTTCTGGGAATCTTGTTCCTACTGGCGTTACTGGCATCACAACATTACCAGGTAGATATGTAGGATCACGAGGATTTTTAAGTTGGAATAATAAACTTCAAGATAATAATTATTATCAAGAATATTCATACGTTATTAAATCTAAACAATTATT